ATTGCCAGTATATTTCGAAACATGAAGTCCAATCCAGTAATGGATACAGATTTCATAAGACATCTGGTATTTAATTCGTATCGATTTATCAATAAAAAGTTTGGAAATCGATACGGAAAAATAGTTGTATGTAATGATGCAGGTCCGTCTTGGAGAAAGAATAAATTTCCGTATTACAAACAAAACAGGAAACAAAAGCAACAGACCTCTGGTGTGAATTGGACGGAGATATATGAAAATATGTCGATTGTTCGATCTGAAATATTAGATGTTCTGCCCTATAAAAACATCAGAATCGCAGGCGCAGAGGCAGACGATGTTATTGCTGTGCTGGCAAAGCACCATCATCAGACAGAATCCGTTTTAATAATATCAAACGATAATGACTTTCAGCAACTTCAAATTTATCCAGAAGTAGAACAATACAGTACTATAAAGAAAGACTTTGTTCGATGTGAATCTCCCAAGCAATATCTACTAGACCACATCCTGGAAGGAGATGCGGGAGATGGAATACCCAATATCTTATCAGATGATGATACATTTATGACAGAAGGAAAACGACAAAACAGATTGACTCGTCAAAAGCGAAAAGAAATACTTGAAAATTTAGGATCTATTACAGGAACCGAATGGACAGACAACTGGACTAGAAATAAAACATTAATTGATCTGAGTCAAATTCCAGACGATTTAGAATCACAGATTTTAGAGGCCTATTCACAACCTGTTCAAACTAAAATCAGTTTATTAGATTACATGATATCTCATAAACTGAATAATTTACTAGAAAGTGTAGGAGACTTTTAATGAGATCAGAGTATGCAGACGATTTTGAGTCGTGGAAATCTAAAAAAGCAAAATCAGTTTTCCGAAAAGATAAAAAATCTCAAAAGAATAAAGGAAAAAACAATTTTCGAAGAGAAGTGCAGGATTATATTGACAAACGGTCAGATGTAGACTATGATTCAGAAGGAAACAATAACTATGGTTACTAAAATGAAAACATTCACATTATCAAAACAAACTCTTGGCATATTAAAGAATTTTTCTGGTCTTAATTCAAACATCCTGATTAAACCAGGTAGTGTTATTAAGACTATTACTCCGTCTAAAAATGGAATGGCAGAGGCAACAGTAACAGAAGATTTTCCGGTTGAATTTGGTATCTGGGATCTTCAAAAGTTTCTTGGTGTAGTAAGTTTATTCAACTCACCAACATTCAACTTTGCCCCAAAGAGTGTTACTATTTCAGACGGCAACGATTCTAACATAGTGTATTACTACAGCGAACCCAAGTTACTTACAGTACCTACAAAAAACGTTAACATGCCCAAGACAACAGTAAAGGTTACTTTGACAGAAAAAACTTTTGCTGATTTGCAGCGGGCTGCTGCAGTAATGCAATTGCCTGATATCTCGTTTCAAAACGAGTCTCAAAAGATCTATGCTGTGATCTGTGATATGGCAGATCCAACATCTAATTCGTACAAGACTCTTATTGCAGAAGATTATTCCGGTAAAGAACAACTGTCTTTGAACTTTAAAATAGACAATCTCAGAATGTTGTCTGGAACGTATACCGTCAGGTTCTCCACGAATGTAGTGGGAGAGTTTACTAACGATACCATACCAGTAAAGTATTGGTTTGCCATGGAAACCAATTCTAAATTCGAATAAAAAATGAAAACGTCAACCGACTTTCTTTGGGTGGAACGTTATCGTCCACAAACTATTCAAGACTGTATTCTTACCAAAAGTCTGGAATCCACGTTTCAGGAGATGGTTAAGAAACAAGAAACTCAGAATCTGTTATTTTACGGAACCGCAGGAGTAGGAAAGACTACTGTGGCAAAGGCCTTATGTAATGAAACGGAATCCGACTGGATTATGATTAATTGTTCAGAAGACGGAAATATTGATACTCTTCGAACAAAAATCAGACAGTTTGCCAGTACAGTAAGTTTGACCGAGGCCAAAAAGGTGGTTATATTGGACGAGTTTGATTACTCTAACGCAAATTCTATTCAACCTGCACTCCGAGGAGCAATCGAAGAATTTGCAAATAATTGCAGATTTATCTTGACCTGTAATTATAAATCCAAGATTATCGAACCAATTCATTCCAGATGTACTGGTGTGGACTTTACTATACCTCGGACCGAAAAACCGGAAGTGGCCAAACGATTACTTGCCAGATTAGAATTTATTCTTAAATCTGAAAAGATTCAATACGATAAGGCCATTCTGAGTCAATTAGTATTAAAACATTTCCCAGATTTCAGACGAATAATCAACGAACTGCAAAGATACTCGGTTTCGGGGTCTATCGACCATGGAATTCTGTCAAATTTAACTGAAATTGAACTTCGAGACTTGTTTCAGGCCCTGAAAGAAAAGAACTTTAATTCTGTGCGAAAATGGGTAGCCCTGAACGCAAACGAGAACCCCACAGAACTGTTCAGGCGGGTCTACGATTCCCTACAGGACGTTCTTGTACCTCAGACCGTTCCCAACGCGATAACCTTGTTGGCAGACTACCAATACAAGTCTGCGTTTGTGGCAGATCAAGAAATTAATATGATGGCCTTTCTTATAGAACTCATGGTGGCATGTGAATTTAAGTGACGTATTAAATTCAATTAATTACTCTAAAGTGAACCTGCTCAGTCAGGGCCTAAACTCAGAATACGTTCCGTATGTGATTAATCGGTGTCTTTCTTATTTTCCAGACACCTTGTTTCATGCCAACAGAATGAATATCCGAACTGGTCTGACTCGAGGTCAACAATATCAATATTATCTTGAAGGCCTTTCTAAAAGAAAACGATTCAGTAAATGGATTAAACCGGAAACCGATTCGGATCTGGAAACAGTCATACAGTATTACGGATACTCTAGGAGACATGCCCAGACAGTTCTTCCGTTAATTTCCAAGGAACAAATGAATCAACTTAAAAATTCTCTTAAAACAGGAGGTCAAAAGCCCAAAAACCATAAATAATTCAAATAATGATGTTGCAATCATTAATTATGGAGAATTTATGGAAACAGGCGAATCAAATGATCCAGATATTTTTAACGGACTAGGCGTAGAAATTGTTCTTAAAACTAAAGAAGACTTTTTGAAAGTTAAAGAAACTCTTACTCGTCTCGGAGTAAGTTCCAGAACAGAAAAAAAATTATGGCAAAGTTGTCACATATTACACAAACGAGGCAAATACGCCATAATGCATTTCAAAGAAATGTTTTTAATGGACGGACTGGAAAGTGATTTGAGCGAAGAAGATGTGGGTAGAAGAAATACTATAGTTCGATTATTAACTGAATGGGGTCTGATTACTCCAGTAGACGAAGAAGAATACAAAGAACCTCAAATAAGCCTGGCAAAACTTAAAATAATTTCACACAAAGACAAACAAGATTGGCAATTGATTCCTAAATACCATATCGGCAAGAAGTGATTTGACCTTTTTATATTATGAAAAAACTACTAATAAAATTTCCAACAAGAAATCGTCCAGAAAAATTTAAAAAAGTTTTACAACTTTATATTGATATGTTATCTGGAAAACATAATGTAAGGTTCGTTGTAACTATGGACGAAGACGATTCAACAATGAATACACAAGAAATTAAAGAATGGTTAAATTCGTTACCTGTTAATATCAAATACAACTATGGTCATTCAAAAACAAAGATTCAAGCAGTAAACGCAGATCTTGATGGAGAAGAAGCAGATGTATTACTTTTAGCGTCTGATGACATGATCCCCCAAATAAAAAATTATGATGATATAATCTTTCAAGGATTTGAACAAGTATTTCCTGATTTTGATGGAGCTATAAAATTTAATGACGGTCTTCGAAATGATGACTTAATGACATTATGTGTTATGGGTTGGCCGCTATATAAACAATTTGGATACATATATCATCCCGAATATACTTCGTTATATGCTGATACCGAACAAACGATGGTATTGAAAAAAATGCAAAAATTTGCTGTATCTGAGATTTGTTTAATTAAGCATGTGTGGACTGCAGCACCATGGGACGAATTGCATGCCAGAAATGAAAATTCAGAAATGTATTCAAAAGACAAA